AAGATTACTAAGTCGCAAGATTACCTTAGTTCAGTATTGAATTATATGAGAGGTGAGCAACTGTCTGAAAGAAAACTGTCTGAGCCTGAAAAAGAAGAAAAAGAAGATATTGTAAAAGGCATGAAGAAGGATACGAAAGACTTTAAGAAAAGATACGGCAAAGATGCTAAAAGTGTAATGTATGGTGCTGCTACAAATATCGCTAAAAAGAATAAAGGTAAAAAAGTCAAAGAAGGTCTTGAACAACTTACTCCCGAAAATATGGAGTTGTTGTTTGATGTTTTCAAGAAGATGGCAACAGAGCCAGCAATTGTAACTGCTCTTGGTATGGGCGGGATGGTCGCTGCTATTGACAAAATGAAGGACATGGTTATGAAGGATCAGAACCCACCCTCCGGTGTTTCTGGCACAACTAGTCCTGATAGTCCCGACATGACAACTGGGACAAGTGAATAACGGATTAGATATGATGGCCAAAGCAAATGCATTTCTAGATACTTGGCTTGCTAAACTGACATCTCGAAAGCTCATGGTGTGGTTAACTGCAACAGGCTTAACACTAGCCGGCCATGTAACAAGTGAAGACTGGGTAATTATTTCTGCAATCTATATCGGTGGTCAAACTATTATTGATGGCATCGCTAGGTTGCGAGGTTATAATGATTAGAAAACAAGTTTTAGAGTTTGTTGTATCACACTGGAAAGAAATACTAATAGTTGTATTAGCAATCGCAGTTGTCGCTAAGACGAGGTATGACTACAATCTAATGCAGAAAACATATAAGACACAAATAGAATCTGCACAATCACAAATTGAAGGTCTTAAAGAAATACACAAGCAAGAGATTAAAGAAAAGCAATTGCTTATGGAAAGTCATCTTGAATCAATTGCCGAAATAGAAAAAGATTACGAAGATGCTCTTGATATGATAGACGAACTAAGACAAGACAAAGCTGGCAAATACAGGAATAAGTTTAATAGCGATAGAGAAGAACTAATTAAAGATATAGAATCTAAGTTTGGTATCGAATATGTTCCTTAAATTATTACTATTGTTGACGATGGCTGCTAATGCTACTGAGCCCGCAAAGTTCACAGTGTTGGAATACAAAGCACCAGCACCTTTTGCCGGTGTCTTGTTTGATGAAAATGCGATGGCAAAGGTATTGTCAAGTTATGATATAGCATTATACTCTTGCGAGATAAAAACAGAGTATGAACTTAAAGTCCTAAGAGAAGAATACGAATTTAAATTAGAGAATTTAAAAATAGAAAACAATGCTTTAACAAAAGAATATGACTTGTTTATAATGGAGAAAGACAAGGAAATAAAAGCACTTGTAAACTCTCTAGAGAAAACAGCACCAAAATATAAATGGTGGTGGTTTGCTGGAGGTGTCGCCGTTGGCACTGCGAGTGCATATGGTGCTTATAAGGTATTTAATGAGTAATAAAAACTTTGATCAGATTGCTGCAATCGAGAAGGCCATAAAAGAAAAGTATGGTGACGATGCGATTGCGAACCCAAAAGCTTTCTGGGACGAAACTAAAGAAAAAGAATATCTTGAGCAGATGAAAGATTTTTATGCCAAGACTTCTAAAAATTTAGAATGGGAAGATAAAATTGATGTAAATGGTATAAAGGTTAGCAAAAAACTACTTAATAAAGAACCTCGTAAAAATTGTCCTGTCTGCGGAGCCTTTCCAAAGAAATCAATGGATGATGTCTGCTTAGTCAAATTTGAATGTTGCTACAAGTGTTTCATACAATATGTCGAAGGCAGAGAAGAACGATGGCAAAAAGGTTGGCGACCAAAACTAAATAAGGATAATTAAAATGGCTACAGTTTATGAAATAGTTCAAGGCTTATCACAAGCAGCAGCAAATGCATATGACGGTGCATTAGATGAAAACAACGAACTTCTTAAGATTGGATTAAATCGTGAAGAGGGTGACATGTTACATGATAGAAGAGTAATGGATGGATTTAAGGTCCGCTTTTCTGGCAACACCATGTGCTTAACTTACATGTCCGAGGTGCAGCTTAAGCAGGTGCATGAGACTGGTTTTGAAGACGAAGTGCAGTCTACCATGTCTGAAGTCATTAAGTTCCTTAAAAAAGAGTATCGCAAGATTACAGGTAGCTCTGTGACACTAACACAAATTGAAGAAGCAGACATTAGAGTTGAAAGCACTTCAAATGTTCGTTCGTTCTTAACAGCCGTACAGCAGTTTACGGTTGGTGGATTGGATGAGGAAATGAATAATAGAGACGGTTCTAAAGCACCAAACGATTATTGGCAAGACTTCATGTCTCAAGGCGGCTGGACTGGTGATGGCGGAAAAAGACCATCAAACGATACCAGAAAAAAGGGATAAGTAAATGAAGATTACCAAGAAACAACTTCACAAAATTATTCTTGAAGAATACATGAAAGAAGAAAACATCACTGAGTATAGCGAGGAAGCAGAAGAATTAATTAGAAAGATGATAGGCGATGATGAATACAATCGCCGCCGGGCCCTTGAAATGCCAAAAGATAGGAACGATGGTGATACAGCCCCGATGCAAAAAGCCTCTGATTCACTAGAAGATAAGATTGCAAGTTTAGTCCAAGGTATGGACCCGGACGATGTGGCAGAGTTGTTTCAATCTGTTTTCTCTAGACTACCGGGTGTAGAGATGCAAGACGATGAACCCGACCCACCCTCTTTGTATGGTGATCCAAGTGATGATGGCAGATCTCCAATTACTCTTGGGCCGGTTAGGGAAGATTTTGATTTGTCTGCACTGCAAGAAATAATTCGTACAATGATTAGGGATGTATGAGTTTTGAACTTACCAAAAAACAAAAGTTTCAAGAAATACTAAAGTGTGGTAAAGACCCTGCATACTTCTTGAAAAATTATGCCCGTATATCACATCCGATGCATGGGCTAATTCTTTTTGATACATATGACTTTCAAGATTCTCTATTAAATGATTTTAATGATTATCGTTTTAATATTATTTTAAAAGCAAGACAGTTGGGAATATCCACCATCACAGCCGGGTATATCTCTTGGCTTATGCTTTTTCACAAAGATAAATCAATTCTTGTCATGGCCACAAAGTTTGCGACAGCAGGAAACCTTGTAAAGAAAGTCAAGAGTATTATGAAAAACTTGCCAGAGTGGATTCGCATTGCTACGATATCCGTTGACAACCGCACATCATTTGAGTTATCAAATGCATCATCCATTAAAGCTGCCTCAACATCTGGAGATGCAGGTCGTTCTGAAGCATTGTCGCTGCTTGTTCTTGATGAGGCTGCACACATTGAAGGCTTGGAAGAATTATGGACTGGTCTTTATCCTACACTGTCCACCGGTGGGCGATGTATTGCTCTGTCCACACCCAACGGTGTTGGTAACTGGTTTCATAAAAACTGTGTTGATGCAGAAAGTGGAGCAAACAATTTTAATCTTACAACACTACCTTGGGATGTCCACCCAGACAGAGATAAAGAGTGGTATAAGAAAGAGACCAAAAACATGTCGAAAAGACAAATCGCTCAAGAACTTGAATGTAATTTCAACACTTCTGGTGAAACTGTAATTGATCCTGATTGTATGGAATGGCTTTTATCAAATGTGTGCGAGCCAAAGTACAGGACTGGTTTTGATAGAAACTTTTGGATTTGGGAAGAGTACGATCCCACATGTAATTATCTTATGGTTGCAGATGTCGCAAGAGGCGATGGAGCTGACTACTCTACTTTTCATATGCTCAAACTAGAAACACTTCAAATAGTTGGAGAGTATCAAGGTAAGCCAACTTTAGATATGTATGCCAATATGCTTAATCAAGTTGGTAGAGAATTTGGAAATGCTATGTTGGTCGTGGAAAACAACAATGTAGGCTTCTCAGTGCTTGATAAGTTAATCGAAGCAGAATATCCAAATTTATATCACTCAGTTAAGTCAACACATGAATATATTGAACAGTATCAGGCAGAATATAGAAACAGTGCTGTTCCAGGTTTTACTACATCATCAAAGACCCGACCTCTTATAGTAGCGAAATTAGAAGAGTTTATAAGAAATAAACTAATTACGGTATATTCTTCTCGTACAATTAATGAGATGAAGACTTTTATTTGGAGGAATGGTCGCCCACAGGCTATGAAAGGTTATCATGATGATCTCATCATGGCTCTTGCAATTGCATGCTGGGTTAGAGATACAGCAATTCAAAACAGTGCAAGAGATTTAAATTACCAACGGGCTTTTGTTGATGCAATCATAACTTCCAAAACCACTATGAACACACAAATAAAAGGTCAAATAGGATACAAAAAACAAGAATCTTTTGATAAACTTAATGAAGCAAAAAGTATTTATGACCAGTACAAATGGATTATAAAGTGAGAAAATAAATGCCTGATAATAAAAACAATCCCAGAAACAATCAATCACAATTATTTAAATCTTTGACAAGATTATTTTCTGGACCAATAATCAATTACAGATCACAATCAGGTCGTAGAATTCGTAGGCAACACCTTGACAAGTTCTCGTCTAGATTTAAGTCTGCTAGTGGTCAGCAATTTAAAAAGACTCATTATAGTCCACTTGATCAGATCGGTGCAAATGCAATTTCTAATCAAAGAAGATCTGAAAGATATATTGATTTCGATCAGATGGAGTATATGCCCGAGATTGCATCATCGCTTGACATCTATGCAGATGAAATGACTACCTATTCTGATCTGCGACCAATGCTTAATGTTAATTGTCCAAACGAGGAATTAAGAGCAGTTCTGTCTATCTTATATCAAAACATTCTTAATGTAGAATATAACTTATTTGGCTGGTCGAGAACAATGTGTAAGTACGGCGACTTTATGTTGTACTTGGACATTGATGATAAGTACGGAGTTCAGTCTGCGATATCACTTCCACCTCAAGAGGTCGAAAGATTAGAAGGCCAAGATGCTACTAATCCAAACTATGTTCAATATCAGTGGAACTCAGCAGGCTTAACTTTTGAAAATTGGCAAGTGGCACATTTTAGAGTGCTGGGTAATGATAAGTATAATCCGTATGGAACTTCCATCCTTGAACCTGCTCGTCGCATTTGGCGGCAGTTGACTTTAATGGAAGATGCAATGATGGCATATCGTGTCATTAGATCGTCCGAAAGAAGAGTATTTAAAATTGATGTTGGAGGTGTTCCACCACAAGAGGTTGAGCAGTTCATGGAAAAAACTGTCACCCAGCTTAAGAGAAATTCAGTTGTCGATCCAGATACTGGTCGAGTCGATTTAAGATATAACCCAATGTCGATTGAAGAAGATTACTTTATTCCTGTACGAGCCGGCTCACAAACAGATATTGTAACACTTGCTGGGGCCTCTAACATAACAGCCATTGATGATGTTAAGTACTTAAGAGATAAATTATTCTCGGCACTAAAGATACCTCAATCATACCTTACCATGGGCGAAGGTGCAACTGAAGACAAGACCACACTAGCTCAAAAAGATATTCGGTTTGCTAGAACTATTCAGCGGCTACAAAGAGTTGTTATTTCTGAACTTGAAAAGATTGGAATTATTCATCTTTACACTCTGGGTTTCCGCGGAGATGACCTACTTTCGTTTAAGCTGTCACTTAACAATCCGTCAAAAATTGCTGAGATTCAAGAGATTGAGCACTGGAAGGCTAAGTTTGATATTGCCGGTGCAGCCACAGAAGGCTATTTTTCCCGTCGTTGGGTTTCCGAAAACATCTTTGGAATTACCAACGAAGAGTTTATTCGCAATCAAAGAGAGATGTATTACGATAGAAAACATGATGCTTCGCTTCAACAAGTTGCAGAAGGTGCCGCAGCCGCTGATGCGGGCGGTGGCTTAGGCGGCGGCTTAGGCGGAGGCGATCTGGGTGGCGACTTGGGTGGCGATCTGGGTGATGTGCCCGATGCTGGGCCTGCCGAAATACCAGCAACTGATGTTACCGATACGACACCTGCCCCCGCCGGTGATACTGGTGGCGAAGCAGACTCGCCACTCTTAGCAGTCCCACCTGGCTCAAGAAACTCTAAGAGCCTAAACCCAACTGATCCAAAGGTTAGCACATATCAAAAAAGCAGTTACAGAAGAAAAGACGGTGTGAACGACGGCCGGCCTGCTGGCAAACGAGCCCAATCATATGCCGGCATAGCAACACCAGAAACCAACACTATGCGAAAAAACAATCTTGGCTATCCAGAGTTAAGATCATTGGGCAGAGGAGTTTTTACCGAAGAGACATCTATATATTCTGATAGAGAATTAGACGAGGAACAAAAAATCCTTGAGATGAACAACTCAGTAAAATCACTAATTGATGTTTTAGACAAAAAAGATAAACTATTGACGGAGCAAAAAGATGAAACACAATAAAAAAAGAAACACGGCATTTGTTTTCGAGTCGCTGGTAAAAGAAATTACCGCAGCGATTATTAAGAATGATGTTGATAGAAAAAACAAAGCGGTTTCTATTGTAAAGAAACACTTCCAGCCCGGCAGTGCTCTTCGCCAGCATTTAGATTGTTACAAATCTTTATATGAAAATCAAGGCTTAGATAAAAGCACATGTGAAAGAATTATAAAAGAAGCTAACATCTCTGCTAGATTAATTGATCCACATGGCTTATTCAAACAACAGACTGAACTTATTAATGACATTAACAAAGAATTAGATCCCACCGTGTTTAATAACTTTGTACCTAACTACAAAACACTCGCAACCATAGATCAAATTTTCAGTACAAAGACAGCCCCGAAAACTAAAGTCATGTTAGAAAATCAAATCATTGAGAATATGTCACAGAGGTTGGAACAAATAAATGGGGGTGATGTTGACTCCTTAACTTTAACGACATTTATAAGTAAGTTTAATGAGAAGTATTCTGAAACATTGCTAGATGAACAGAAAGAACTTCTCAATTACTACATCACTTCGTTTACTGATAATGCTGTCGAGCTTAAAATGTTTCTGCATGAAGAACTGTCGAGATTAAAAACAGAAATTAACTCTATTAGTGATTCCGAATTAAACGATAGAAAGGAACAAATTACGGAAAAGTTGCAAAGTTTTCAGTCTGCTGATATCAATGACAACTTGTTACTAACGGTGTTGCAGACACAACAACTCGTGAAGGAGCTTAACGATGGCAGTGGTCATTAAGGTTGGAAAGAAATCCAATCAAAAAAAGATAAGACTTGAAATGGACTTACGTCGTTCTATGAACGGCGATTTAATGATCTTTGGTCATGGCGATATCGACATAGTATTGTCACCAAATAAAAAAAAGGTGGTTGTATTTCCAAAAGATACAATAACTGAAATTGTTTATGGTGCTCAAAATAGACTATTTGCATGCTTGAGAAAGAAGGGAATTGTTATTCCTGAAAGTATTCAAGCCGGCTCTTTCTTTGGATCTTTTGAGGCTACTCTTGAAGAATCTACCGACCCAGATGCATCATCAGCGAAAATGGCACTGATTAACATACACAATTTTATTGAAGAAGAAAGACCATACTTTGAACAAGTTGAAGCAATTGTCTCGATGGATGATCAACACAACATTCACCCAGACAAGGAATACTCTACAGAACTTGGTGAAGTACCGCAGGCGGAAGAAAAAGGATCTATCCAGCCCGGATACATTAGAGATCCGTATGCATACAATTACATGTATACAATTTGAGGAATTAATGGAATTATTAACATTTATACTTTGTGCATATGGCTTAACTCAAATTGTTGTATACGGTAAAA